ATCTGTGTAAGTTCACGGGCTTGCAACGATCTACCGCTATTAAATAGCATGCGATAATACCCATCACTATCGGCAAAGTCATCTTTATATTTAGATGGGAATATAGTATTACTGAGGGTGATTGCCATTTTTTATACCTTTAGAATTGGATAATAACTTTAATGTCTTCGTTTTGAGCAGCAGTTCGAACTACCGGAGAACGATTATCGATAAACAGAATTGCTCCACTTTCTGGATCAACTTCTGGTAAAGCAGCACCTGAATCAATCACTCCTTCACCTGCGCCATCAACTTCTTCTACTGTTTCACCTGATACAAATGTACCAAATCCAGTTGCAGTTGTTTGATGATAATATAATCTATTTGAATCAATATTATCTATATAAGCTCTTGCTGTAGATGTTTGACCTTCAATTGTTTTATCTTTAGTAAAAGATGTAACAATAGAAGAAAGCGACATATTATAAAGAGCATTGCCAGTTGTATCATTAAATACTACACCGGCTGGTGTAAGAGGATCTCTTACCAATCCAACTTGTCTAAAATCTTGATCAGTAATAAAATCGCTATCAGTTCCAAGCAATGGAGCAAGGAACATAATTGAAGTTGACTTTAGATCTTCTCTTGAATCTCTGCCAATACCAGAGTCCGGACCAAGCACTGCTCGAGCAGATGCATTTAATGTAGGCGATCCACCTCCAGTAATTACTACATTAGCACTTGTATAACCCGATCCTAAGACCTGCGCTGAAGCACCTGAGTCTCGCATACGTAGTCTTACAAGTTGGCCAGTTGACGAATCAATAGCCGCATCAACAAGAGCACCAGTTCCAGTACCAGTGATAGTTACTGTAGGATTAGAAGTATAACCTGCTCCACCGTTAGTAATAATACATGATAAAACTTGACCTGCAACAGCACTATCTTGAATTTCTTTTTGCTTTAACTGAATACCGGTAGAGTTTGAATCCGTAATGCCTTGAAGTTGAACTGGCATAAAGTTAGAAGACATAAAGTCATTGCCACGTTCGGCAGATACAGTAAAGATAAATTTCCAAACATAGCCATCAGCAGTTCTAAATGAATTATTATTTGATCCAGTTGGCTCAATAGTTGATGGTTGAGCAACACCAAGAATATTACGACCGGTTTCAAGACAAACATAAACTTGATTATTATCTGTCATGACATAATATGGATTAGTTGGATAACCACCTTGTTGATCATCATATTGAGAATAAATGGCGCCAGAAGACCAGTTATTACGAGGAACAACTAATGAAGTACCAGTTACTTTCTTAACTGATTGCATTCCATCTCTAAAACCACTTATCTCTGTAGGAGTATTAACTGGAGTAGGTACGGTATCTGAAGAATCCCATTGCTCGGATCTACCTACACCAATATAATACTTTTTTGAATCACTCGTAAATTGCTCAAAAAAGTCTGAGGCAATTTGTCGTTTAAGGGCATCTGTTACAACTGCTGGCATTTTCTAATCCTTATGTACTAATCTCTGCACCAAGTGCAATACGTCTAAAATATCCTGGGCCGGCGGCACTATCACCATTACTATCATAAACAGCTAAGCATTGTGCACCGGAGTTTCCGTTGGTGCAGAATATCAAAGTACCATGAGGTGGAGTATTAGGAGCCGAAGCTACTGTATAGTTCCTTAGATTAACTACATCCACTCTTGTTTGAGTATATGATGAGTCAATCATTTGAATAATGTCAGCTGAATCGAGCTGTGATTAATCTGCAATTGATAATACTGCTGCAGAATCAAGAATATTGACTACTGAATGCACATGACTTGAATCAATAAATCCTTTGACATATGCACTATCAGCAAATGCTTTTACGTAACTACTATCTACAATATCTGTTACTTCATTCGAATCAAATGTAGATGTTAATTGTCTAAACTGAATATAAGCACTATCAATTAATAATAATGCATGTACAGAGTCAACTGAATTATTTCTTATTAATGTAATAGTTGATGCTGAATCAAATGCTGTTCCTGTGATGAATGACACATAAGCACTATCAACAATCTGTGTAATACGAGATACTGTTGCAATTGTGCCTGAACTATCTGGCAATAATAATGTATTATCTGATGTAGGATCAGATGCTAAAAGCAATGTTTCATGAGAATCTGCAGTAGATCCTTCAAATCGAATACCACCACTATCAAATGACAATCCACTTCCACCAATACCGGCAGTAGCTTGTAAAACACTAATATCTCCATATACTTCTGAGAAGTTATTGTTTATCTTATTACCAGCAGTTCGTAGATCATCACCGGTTCCGTCGTTACCGGTCGCTCCTACATTAATATTTTGTTGTGCCATTTTATATCCTACAATCTAATTAGTGTTATTTATAATGATTTCTAGACAGTACTCGTTGAACCATAAGAATAAGTTTGGAATTGCTGTTGATCAAACGTTTTAAGTGTATGATCAAATCTAACTGCAGATCCTGTAGAATCTGCTTCATCCATAGTAAGAACATATCCACCCCATTCATCTATACTACTATACATTGATGCAATACTATCCATTGAGAATGCAGAGTATTGCGACATCTTAACATATGGATTCATTCTTTGAGATGCACTATCTGCATCATCATCATCAGGTATTAGTAAAGAAGCACTGGCAAATGGTGTACCGAATTCAATTGTGGCCGCAGAATATACTTTTGTGGTATTAGCAAAAGGATCAAATATAGATTCAGCTGTAGTGATTGTTACATTGCCAATACCTTCAAGAACAGTTTCAGCTGCAAGATGAAAACCTGATGGATGAACAAAGTTACGATACAAAGTCTCCCAAGTAACAAGGGAAATAGGTGAACGAATTAATACAGAAAAGATTTGATAGATTTTACCATCTTGTAAAAGGTTATCAGCTTCAGCACCGATATGACCTTGTTGTGATGTATCTCCAATTCTCATCAATCTTTCTTTTGGATAAACAATTTCTACGTTTTCGTTAAAGAACGCTCGAAAGAATCCTTCGGCTGAATATAAAGAACCTTTGACTCTGAAAAAGTTTCCAAAGTTTAGTAATGCTTCTCTTGGATATAAGAATTGGCCTGAAGAAATACCAAGTGCAATTTCGTCAAACACAAAATCTAAATTTTTAAGAGTAGCATCCTGTACATCTCGTATTGTAAGGAGTTCATTGATGGCACCTCCAAAGTTATCATCTGAATCAAGGAACTCGTAGTATCCTTCTAAGAACGATACAAGTGCTGGATAGTCTTCAGCAAAATGTTCCGGTAGTACTTGTTTTACTAAACTAGTTTTAAAGTTCGGTGCAAGTCTAAAATAATCTTTTTGTGTTTCGAATGACATGTTACACGGTTACTTCTAACGATGTGGTTTGACGATCAATGGTTGCAGTCGCTGAAGACTTAGCTGTATCTAATCTCAGTATATAATTTCTCAGTGGCTTAATAAAAGAATCTTGCTCAGGCACTACAGAGAATATAAGATAAGAATGTCCAGTAATAATTTGTGAAGGTTCAAATGCATTTATTGCAATCGTACCTGCTGTAGCGTTATATTCACCAATATTATCAAGCAGTACATTTCCATCTAAGTCTTGAATTTCTAAAACAGTTGACTTCAAACGATTTTTAATTGTTGCTACTACACCTTTGAATTCAAATGCTGATGGTGTAACTCGATGCAATACATCATCTGGTGTAGCAATCTTAATTGGATAATTCAAAGTAAATGTATTAAGAGCATTAATAGTAATATCTTGCCGTAATGATGGTTTTACTGTAATCGATGAACTTAAAATAGAAGTATCAAGTGCATCGATTTCTGTAGCTAAATTAGATTTGCGGAAGACAGTATCAAAGTTTTCAACATTATCTGCAAAGTATGTTTGCAAGAATTGATATATATCTGTTTCCATCGCACCAAGAGTTTTACCAGTAAGTGCCGGATCGAACTGAAATGCTACGTTAACTTCCATAAAGACATCGATAGGATCTGTATATTTAGTTGTCATTGACATAACAGAAAGATTATTAGTAAAGTTTCCAATAATGCTATCTTTTACACTTTGCTTTACTGTATCCGATGTTCCTGTTTTAAAGTTAAGAGAAATATAAATTGCACCATAATCAAGAGGAACATTTTGATCTCCTGACCAGACTGCAGCATTTTTTACTTGTGGAAAGTTTGTTTCGATCATACCTTTATAATCAAGCGATGTTACAAGTCTTTTCTGTGCAGCAAATGCAATAGGTGCTAATTGTCGAATTGATTCAACCGTTTGTTTTGGTGCACCACCTGTTGATTCAGTTACAGTTACAACATTAAGAGGATATGTAACACTATTGATTGTAACCGTAGTCGCCGGAATAAAGACTGTACCATTATTAGCAAGATCGGCTTTAGTTGATAGATATGTTACTACAACCTTTTCGCCCGGTTCTGGTGATTTACCAAATGATATGCCATCACCAAAGTTTAACTCATAGAAACCATTAGGTGATTCATATATAGAAAAATGAGTTGTGTTTGCATTCACATTAATTGCTTGTGATAGCGGTGTATATGTTATAAAGGTACTTGATGATGCAGTTTCAAATACTTCAACTACAGCTGTTGATTTATCCATTGTTTGATCAGGTATAACATAGACTTGTCTTTCATCTTTTTCACCTACAAGAAATGTTTTTGTTTTTTCTACACCTTCGAATATGCTAATATTATCAGTGCCATCGGATGCTTTGAAATTATATACACCGGATCCATTATCCAATGCGTAGAATGCTTCTCTTGTTCTGAATGTATATGATACACCATCAATTGAAGATGTAAAAAGAGTACCTTTTGCTAGCGCTATTTGTGCTGGCCGGCCTGATACACCAGTAAGATTCAATGAAAGATTTACGATTGCGCGTGGGGCTGCAGCAGATGTAACTTCATATCCGAGTGTTTGAGCATGAGATACAACTGAACTTCTTAATTGCGCAGTTGTCAAAAATGATTCATTCATAGAATAGTTTGCGGTAAGAGCATTTACATGTGTATTATATGCTAGCACATCGAGAAAATTAGATAAACCTGCCGCTTCAAAGTCGTAATCATTATATTCAGTTTTCTTTTGAAAATGAGACTTGAGCTTTTGTTTAATATTTGTAAAGTCTAAATCGGTAGATTTAATAGTACTTGCCATGTTATCTTAACCTTGCTAATGGAAACTCAAGTTCAACAACTTCGCTAGTTGCAACTATCTGAAATGTAACTGTAACTCTTACCTCATTTGTACTTGCTCTAAGAGTAACATCAACATCTAATATTCGAGCTCTTGGCTCATGTCTATGTACGGTTTCAATAATTCTATCTGCTATTTCATTAGCATCAATCTCAGTATCTGTTTCAAACATAAAGTCTGAAAGGTTACCGCCAAAAGATGTATCAAACGGTTTTTCCATTTGATTTGTCATTAATAAAGTCTTTACAGCTTGTTTAACAGCAGCTGCATTTGATTTCTTGTATAGATCGCCAGCAGGCTTTGCCGCAAATGAAAGGTCCATATCTAGATATGAAGCTTTACGAGCTCCAATTAGACTCTTGATATTGGTGTTACCGTCTTCAATCGAAAAAGCTTTTACTGGCATATTAAATCTCCGTAATCCTATTTATATCGAAACTCAGCGACATTCAATTAGTTCATTTGTGCTTTGTACTACATTATTAAATCGAGTTTCAATCTCATTCTTATAAGTTGCAGTATAACCACCTGCTTCAAACTTTGGCATGATTATAATAATCTGTGTGTTCAGTGCTCCGTCTGGATCATAGGTATCATAGTCAAGTATCATCTTTTCAAACTTTAAACTGTCTTTCCACCATGTTGCTAGATCAAATGCCTTCTCGTGTGCACTCGTGCCGTTAAGGCCATATAGTTCATAAACAACCGCACGACCTTGTGACTTGAGATCATTGATACCATCGGTGGTAATAGTTTCTCCACTCGATGGAACATATATCCCCTCTACGACAGATAAACGGTAATCTTCAAATAAGTCACCATCATCCATAAATTCTCTTAATAGATTTGCATGTGGTACAAGATGTTTTGCAATTTCTTGTCTATCTGCATTAGTTGTTACATGATCAAAGTTAGCTCTATCTCCATAGCTACCAAGGAACCGTGCAATACGTACTCCCTTTTGTAATTCAGTAGTAGTATCGATATCGTATAGGCGAGGATCGTATTGTGGATCTACAGATAATGTTTCGGTTACATTCTGTCCTTTTCCTTTGAATCGTTTAGCTTCTGCACCGACACTCTTACCAATAACCTGTTTGCCTCTTACATATCTTGGAGTAGCATCATTCTTTACAATTCGTTTAACTTCTGACGGTGTACCATTACCATATTCAGGCGATAGTGTACCTTCTGAAACAACTGCACCAATAAATGTTTCATTAACTTGATTCAGTATATCTCTTAACTTAGATCTGATTTCTGGTAGATCAAGTGTTCTTTCTGATACACCTGCGTAGTCTGCAACTCGATTAATCATATTATAAAGGACATTGCCCGGATCAAGATTAATCACCTTAGCCGCCATCTCACCTTCATGAATCAATGAATTCATAATCGTATTGGTTGGTAATACAGTAGCCTTTGCATCTACCGATGTTGACGAAGCAGAGTAGCCATAACCAGAGCCAGCATGTGATCCACTTGATGGGTGATAACCTGCTTCGTTTGATTTCATAGCTTGAGTCGCTGTACCCTGCAGATCACCATATACTGTTGGTACAGTTACAGTGTCACCTGCAGTAATTGAATGTCCCGTATACATGTTATAGTTGTACATCACTATGTTCTCACCACCTATCGTGCCTGAGTCTCCTGCAACAAGAAGACTTTTTGCATCAATATTAATACTCG